TTGCGCGCTGCGTTACCATTTCCTTGCGCGACATTTGGGCTTCCGCATCCGTTGAAGCCGCAGCGCCAGCCGAACGCCGCCCACCCATCGCCGCATCATCGGCAGCCGGGGCCATGGTCGCGCCGGGCGGAATGAACTCAGGAGCCGCAACAGGGCTGCCAAGCGCCACCGGAGGCCGCTGCACACCCGGCGGCATAAACTCCGGCGCGGGGTTGGCAGGCGCCGAATCCGCACGCATGTAGATCCGCGGCTTTGCGGGCAGGGGCACGTATTCAGGCGCGGCAGGCGCAAGGCGGTTGGGCTGCCGTGGCGCTCCGCCGGGGAGCGCGCCGATAAACGCTTCTGGCATGGCGGCAAGATCGCGCCCAAGCTGCGGCTGATCCACTTCCGCCCCCGCCTGAGCAACGCCAGCCTGCGCGGCACGGAATGCGCCGCCCAGCACACGCAACGCCAATTCGCCACCAGCCGCCAGCGGGTCCATAACCAGCTTGTTCGCGCGCTGTAGCAGGGTTCCGCCGCCGGCTGCCGGGGGATAGACGCCCAACCCCTCCATAACCGGGGTGACAAGCGGCGGCATGGGCTGCGAGCCTTCGCGGAAGCCCTGCGCTGCGGCGGAACCGATGTTGCCCGCGCTGGCTGCGATATCGCCAACGGTCGTGCCCGTCTCCACCGCAGGCACGGAACGCGGGCCAAGGTCCGCGCGCTTCTGGAACCGCTGCGGCATAACGGGGTTGTCGGGGTCGCCCTGCTGGCGCTTGTCCGTAGGCGCGGGCTTGGCTTCCGTGGTAGGCGCGATGGCTTTCAAAAAATCATCATCGCTGATGGTCGCACCGGGCGCAGTCGTGGCAGGCTTGGCGCCGCCGCCGATGGCTTTCAGAAAGTCATCATCTGACATGACACCGGAAGCGCGACGATCTGCCACAGGGCCTAACCTCTCGAAATGCGCTTTGACGGCAGGCACGTATTTAAGCGTTTCGTCAGGTAGCGCGCCGCCCTTCAGGAAAGCGTCAACCCGCCCCGGCCCTGCGTTGTAAGCCGCTAGTGCAATTTCGGGGTGCTTGTAACGATCCAGCATCTGCGACAGGTATTTGGCGCCGCCGTAGATGGACTGTTCGGCGTTCGTCAGGTCGGTTACGCCGAGGTCTTTCGCGGTGCCCGGCATAAGCTGCATGACGCCAACGGCGCCGGCCCGGCTGCGAGCGTTCGGGTTGCCGCCGCTTTCCTGCGTGGCCACCGCGCGCAACAGGCGCGGGTCAACGTTCCATTCGCGGGCTGCCGCTTCAAAAATTGGCCCGTGGCTATCGACCGACAAGGCCATTTTCCTTAGCCCAAGTCCAAGCCTTTTTGACGGCTGCGTTGTCGGCTTCGTTCAGGTTCTTCAAGAACGTCCGTTGCTGTTCCCCAGTCATCCGCAGTATCTGGAAAACGCGCGGGTCAAGGTTCTTGGCCTGCTGCTCAAAACCGGCTTGGTCCGCCTTGTCTGGCCAGTTGGCCGCCAACGTGGCGCGCGCCTTGTTGTAATCGGCGTTGCCGCGAAGCTGGCTGAGGATCAAGCGCGCGCCCTCTGGCGTGAGGGTGCTTCCGGGGTTAGCGGATTGGGTCACAGCAAGCCGCGCATCCGATCCGGCGCCCTGTGCGTCGGCAATCTGTGCCGCCAACTTGTCAAAAGACTCGTTCGCCGCCACCGACTTTTCATCAATGCCGAACGCCCGCGCCAGACCCGGAGCAAACCGCAGCGTCGCCTTCTGGAAGTTCTTGATGCGGTCTTGCCCGGTGCCCGTGGCAAACTGCGCAATTTCGGTTTCCATGTTGCCCAAGATTGCGTCTTGCGACCGTGCCGCTACGCCCTGTTCTGCGATCCGGCCAAAACTTGCGGCACCCTGCGAACCCGTTGCCGTCTGCGCCGCAGACTGCGCAGGGCCGGGCGCGATCACAAGGCCCGTCTTGGGCGGTGCAGGTGGCGCGTTGGCGGGGTTACGCAACGCGGGTGGCAAACGTCCGTCACCTATGGGCGAAGGTGCGCCGGGGGGCGGCACAGCAACAGAGGCAGGCCCCCCGAGGGCTGGAGGCGTGACGCTTGCGACAGGTCCGTAAATCGGATTGCCTTTGGCGTCGTATCCCACGATGACGCGCTGGTTCAGTTCCGGGCGGCTGGGGAATTGCGGCACCCCTGCCCCGCTGGGGTAAAAACCGCCGCCCATCATAGGATCACGAACAATCCCAGGCTGCACCGTCTGGTTGTCCGACACGCTGCCCGGCTGGCCGTAGATGCGGGACAGCGCCGTGTTGGGGTCAATCCCCATCAACGCGAACTGCTGCACGCGGCCCATCAAATCCTGTGGGGTTTTCGTCGCCGCGATGCCTTGGTAAAGCTGATCAGCCGTGCCTTTATCAAGCGTGCCGTTGGCCACCGCAGAGCCAATGCCGACGTACAGCGCTTCCACGACGCGCGATGCACTCGCCGGGTTCTGCGGGTCGTATTCCTTGAGTGCCGGGATGGCGATGGCGCCAAGGGCACGCATGCGGGTTGCCGCAAGCGCCTGCTGCTGCGTTTCTAGCGACTGGCCTAGCAGCTTGTTTTGCGCAAAGGCATTGGCGATACCCGCCACCTGACCAACCTGCTGCAACGGATTGGGAGGCGCGGCAACGCCAGTGCCGGCTTGCAGGGCGATGCTGGGGTCAAGTGCCATTACCGCCACGCCCCCAGCTTATTGAGCATCGAATACGTCTGATACAGGTTCGCTGCGTTGTTGATGCCGCCCACAATCGCATTCGTGCTGCCAATCGTGCCCGCAGCCGAAGCATTCGCGCCGGAAGTCAGGTTGTTGCCGGCATTGCTGGCAGCGTTCACACCCAACTGGCCAGTCGTCGCAGCAGCATTGGCGCCAACCTTCGTCAACTCAAGCAGCTTGTTGTAGGCGTTCGTCTTGTTCAGTTGGTCAATGTCAAATAGCGTTTTGTAGGTGCTATCCGCCAACCCCGTCGCGAAATTGGCCGCGCCCTTGAGCGCCGCCCCGCTGATGCCAAGCCCCTTCGCCGCCGCTGCGTTCTGGACGGACTTCAACCCCTGGTCGCGCGTGAACTGGTAGCCGGGCGTTGCCTCTAGCGTGGCCTGGTTCGGAGTGAACGGTGCCGTCAGTTCCTTCAGGCGGTTGATGATCTCATCGCCGCCTTTGGTCCCATACGCGCGGTATGGCGCCAGGTCTTCGCGGGTCTGGCCGAACTGCTGCATCTGCAATTCGGCAGCATTTCGCGCCGCAGCGGCTTGCGTGTCGGCAGCATCGCGCGCTGCGCCGGAGGACACCAGCCCACCAACAAGCGACACGCCGCCGCTGACAAGCGCGGAGATGGGGTCAAATACCGCCGTCTCGTAGAAACTGGCAGGACCGGCGCTAAACTTCATTCCACCGCTCCACCGGAATCAGGGTTCGCCCCGCGCGCTCCACCGGCTCGCCTAGCGCAAAGCCCAGCCACCGCAGCCACCGCAGCGACTTGCCGTATTCCACCGCGACCATCGTCTTGAGGCAGACAAACATTTGCAGCATCAAACCGACCTGGCGCCGGGTTTCCTGCAAATAAAACTTCTTTGCCCGTGCAACCTGCGGCGTGGCCAGCATCCAAACCTTGCCTACCACATGATCGTCATCGGGGATCACGCCACCCACGAAGGCCGGCACGCCATCAACCACGCCCGCGAACGTGTGGACCGATTGCGAGATGGCATGATCAAGCACCTGCCGGCCGCCGACGCGCTCAAGGTCCGCGCGCTCCGCCTCGCCCATGGCAGCGAGGAACGCAGACAACAGGCCGGGCGTGATGGGTTCAACCGTCGTCACGAGGTAAACCCGGAAGCCGCGATGTTGACCACCGCAGCCGTTGACGCCAACGCCTGCAAAGTCTCGCCCGGTGCCAGCACAAGGTTTGCACATTCCGGCGCAACGTAGGCCTGGCCGGCGGACAAACTGTATGCGCTGATAATCCGGTTGCCCGTGGTGGCGCTGCCACCACTTGGCACGCGATGCACCGTGATCGTGCGAGCCGCCACGTCCGTATTCGTGAACGTGGCGGCTTTGATAATCACGGTCGTGTTTGCCGCGGCGGTCACGTAGGCAACCGCCGAAGCGGTCAACGTGCCGGCGCCAAGGTTCGCGGGAGCGATTGTTGCCATGTGCTAGGCCACCATCAAAGAAATCATCATCGGGTCATTCTCAGGCACGCGCGGGATATCGCCGGCTGATACTGCCTGCCACACGGCGCTTTCGGTCTGCGTTGGTGTAACCACGTCACCCAGCACCGCGCCCAGCCACGCGGCGGGTTCCGGGTTCGCGGCTGGCGTCACGTCAGACATTTTCAACGTTTCGATGACGTCTTCGATGGTCGACGTAGCCGGGGCGCCGCCGGTGCGTTCCCAAATCGAGTAGAAAAACCGATACCACGCTGGCGTCATCACGCCGCTTCGCGGGTCCACGAACGCGGTCATGCGTTGCGGGACGCCTTGCGCAATGCCGCTCACTGCTCCGCCTCCGCCATTACAAAAGCCCCGTTCAACGCCGTGCGAACCGGGGCCGACCAAAACACCTCAAACACCCGGTCCCGCGCCATCCCAAGCCGCTGATAGTGGATGGACTTGTAGAACTCGCCGGTTGCGCCGAAGTCGTCTTCAATCGGGTTGGACCACGTTTGCCCGCGCGTGTCGGAATACCGCAGATACAGCTTCGACGGCGCCACGTAGGACAACCCGTCATCCGCGCCGAGGAACACCGGGATTACGTCAGGCCCCAGCGCCGTATCGGCCACCACATCGGGGCCAATCGCCGTGCCGCTTGGCACCGCAACGGTTGAACCCACGTCGCGGCCCACTTCCATATCAACCAAGAACTGTTTGTAGAACACGCGGCCGCCTTCATGGCCCATGTGCGGGAAGCCCCGGCGCCGCAGGATCGGCGATCCGTTGTCGGTGTAGAGGTTCAGGTCATACGCATACAGTTGACCGGTTTCCCAATCCTGCACCACGGTTTCGTTGTAGGCATACGCATGTGCAATCGCCCGGTGCCGATGCTCGCGCCCGTCTCCGTCCAGCCACATGCGTTCGTGCCACTGGCCAGAAACGATATCGAGACACCACGTTTTGTCGGCCGTGGGAAACGTCACCTGATAGAACTGGTGGCCTTCTTGCTGGTAGGTAAAGCCAATCGCATCCGCAACGGTTGAGTATCCCGCCAGCGCCGTTTCGATGGCGTGAGTTGATACCCTTTTGGACTGGTAGCCTTGGCCGGTCACGATGACGCGCCCGCCCTGCTGATCCTCAGACACCCAAAAGAGCGCATCGCCCATCTGCGCCACGCTGTATTTCGCCGCGCACCCGTGCTGGATAAACACGCCGTTCATGATCTCATACGGGAAGTTGGCCGCGCCGCTGTTAATCCAGACTTCCGAAGTCCGCTCGCCTAGCAGCCAAATTTCCCGATGCACCACGGCAGCAACCGCTAGCAAATCCGATGCGCCGATCTTGGTCGCGAACCACAGAGGATCGAACGTCGTCGCGTTGCTGTCAGAAATGTAGAACTGTCCGGTGTTGGGCTTGGAGAACACGAAATAGGTGTCCACAAAATCCACGCGGGGCGAGCCGTAGAACGCCGGATTGGCCACCGCCGCAAATGCGTTCGTTGCCAGTTCCACTGTGTAGCCGCTGCCAGCGCCGCCAACAACAAAGAGCGTCGTCTGGTTATCGGCCATACCCACCGGCACCGTGAAGTCACCGCTCATGGTGCCCACAGAGGTCCATTCCCACGCGCTGCTGACGGTGTAGAGCGTGCGGCCTACCACGGCATACAGCGCGCCGTTGCTGGCCCTGTAGAGCCCCCTGCCCTGCCCCGCCGTGGGAGGCGACGACAGCGCCCGCAAGCCTGGCGTGGGGTAGTAGGTGAACGGCATAGGCGCGTCTTCGGGGTTATTCTCGGCGTAGAGGTTGACGCTGCGCTGGCACGACGCGATGACGCTGCGAGCGACGTAGGCGCCGGTTTTTAGGGCGACGCGCATTTAGGCAAACGCCCACGCGGGCGACGGTTGAACGCCTGCTCGCTGTAGGTTGCCCATCGACAATTCCCCGGTTCGTAATTGCCGTTCCCGTCGATGCGGTCCAACGTCAAGCCAGGCACAAACGATGGCCCCATATCCTGCCAGAACGCAGAGAAATCTTGCCATCTGTCGCAAACGACGATGCCGCGCCCACCGTAAAGATAATACCCTTTGTGTTTCGGGTTGCTGCATCTTTGCCGCATACCATGCCAAACCACATATTGTGGGGTGCGTGCCATTCCATGTTTTGTGCGAAGTTGGCTGATCCGTGTTGATTTGGTACAGCCACACGAAACCGACTTCCCATTCACAAGCGACGAATACGCCACATCTCGCACGGTGCCGCAGTCGCACCGGCAATTCCATCTTGTTTGCCGGCAATTCTTGAACATTCTGCGCTCTCCAACCGCTTGCGCGGTCCAAAAGCCAAAACGCTGTCCCGTAAGGTCGTTCTTTGGTTTCATGAATAAGTTGTATCATCAACCTATTCTTTCATCAACGAAAATTGTCGCTATACACATTGTATCTACGCCCCGGCGTCGGGATGCCCATCGGCATCCGCGCCATGGGAACCTGAATGTTCGGCCCTCGCACCGCGCCCAGCGACGCCGCAGCAAGCCGGGCGATGGCGGCGCTTTCGCCTAGGCCATACATCGGCCGCACCCGCACCGCGCCGTTCCAGCGCATGGCGTTGATGTAGGCAGGCGGAAAGGCAATGTCGGTCGTGAGGTCGGGGAAGTGTGCGAAAGGCTGCTTGAGGGTCAGATGCAGTTCGCCAATACCCGACTGCGGCAACGGCCACGGGTAGAAATTGCCCAGCGGATACGCGGCATCATACCAATACCACGACGGCCAAGCGCCCTGAGACTTCAGGGCAATACGGTTGTAGTCCTCGCGCGATCCGATATCGCCCAACACATAGTCAACGTTGGGCGTCGAAATGGTCGAACGGAAGAACGCGGCTTGCACCTGATCGGGCCGCGTGGTGTCGATATCTCCACCCGGCCCGACAGTGTAGAATTGCGCGCCTGTGACCGGAACCGACACGTCAACGAGATGATAGACAAGCCACCGCTTTGTGGCCCATTCGTCCAGCATCATGTTCAACGTGTCGAGAACGTCGTTCAGGTCTTCGGCGCGCGGTGTCTGGCCAACGCCGTTAACCCCGGCATCGCGCAGAATCAGCGTGATAAGGCGAACCGGGGTCATGGCGTCGGGTCAGTTCGACAGGATGCGGCAGGCGATCTCAGGCCGGATGGCCCGATAGCCGTAAAGCACCTCGATACGACACGGGAACTGATCGTTGTTGATGTCGTAGGCGCGGACGACACGCATCGAGATACCCTCCTGCACCTTCCGGCCAGCGAAGTGAACGCCATCGGGAAGCGGCAGGTCGGCAGTCGCGAAGGCGAAGGCGTCCTTGTGGTAGACCACGCTCTGCTGCGTGGTGGCAGACGCAGTGCCGACGAACGTAATCGCCTGATTGTCCGCAGCGCCGTTGCTCACGTTCTGGTAGGGGCCAGTGGCCGTGATCGCCGGCGCAATCGAGATAGTGCCGGCGCCGCCCGCATACGCCGCAGTCACGACGAACTGCTGAAGGATGCCGGTGGACACCTTCGTTTCCGGATGCACGCGGAACACGCCGCCGATGGTGAACACATCACCCGCCGCCGCTGCGTTCGCGCCAGTATCCACAATCAGGCTAGAACCAGTCTGCGCCACAGCCGCGTTCGTCAGGTACGCGGCATTGCGCGCGCCGAAGGTGAAGGACGGCAACAGGGTATTCTCGGCGAACTCAAAGCCGCCGGTCATCCCCATCACGCCCTCCTCATACTGGCGCTTGATCTGCTGCGAGGACTGGAACAGCCCCTTGAGCGAGTCCACTAGGTCCACGTTCGACTGAGTGTCGATGCGGGCCATGTAGGTTTCGGCAGCCGGCGCCAGGTTGTCACGCAGAATCTTGCGGCCACCCAGCACGTTGCGCAGCGTCTGCGCGCTGCCGGAGCCGTTGACGGTGTTGTACACGCTGGTGAGCATCGACAGCGAATCCGCTTCGATGGACGCCGCAAGCTGCGCCATCGCGGGTTCAAGCACCTGCTGCGAGAAGTCGAAGATGTTCAGCGCCAGCTGCTGCGAGTTGAACACGGTATGCACGCCGCGCTGGGTGGCAACGGTCAGGGTCGTGTTCGTTTCCTGCACGTCCTGAAGGTTGAGCGCCTGGCCGGTCGTGGTGGTGAACTTGTTGGGCAACCGGATCCGCAGGGTGCTACCGATCTTGGCGCCCTCGACAGCGAAAGAACTGTCATAGGTGCGATTGATCGAACCGACGAAGTTCAACTTCTGGTGCAGGATCGCCAACGCCGCGTTGGTGATCTTGTCGACGTTAAGCAAAGTATTGGCCATAGGAGGCTCACTTTCGTGAATGCGCCGTCGTCACGACGGGGCGGGGGCGGCTTGCCTAGGGCCGCCTTTGAAGGGGATACGGCTACGCGGGCGCGCGCCTCAGCGCCGGGTTCGCCGCTGATCGTTGAACCATTTCGTCCAGGCTTCGGGGTTCTTGCTGGCGTCAGGTTCGCCCCCCACTTCGGCGCGCGCGGCGCTGATGGGGCTGATCGGCGGGGCGACACGGCTAATTGCCTTGAGAGCCGTCGCAGGCTTTGCAGCCATCCGCGCGACTTCCACGGCCATCCGGGCAGGCGACAAACGAGCAAGGCGCGAGGCTTCGTCCGGGTTCTTCCCAAGTTCGTAATAAACTCGGGCGCCGTCCTCTTTGCCTAGCGCAGTCACGGCTTCCAGAAGCGCGGGCGAAGGGCCGCCCAACATCTGGAAGTTAGACACAGCCTCTTGAAAATCGGAGAACCGGCTTTCGCCGTGGTCCGCGATCTCATTGCAAGCCGCGTTAAAGCGGTCTGCCTCTACTTGCTGCGCCGCGATGCGCTGCACTTCCGACGCTGGCACGTAGCCGGCCGGAACCTGCGGTGCGTCCTGCTGCTGCGGATACTGCTGGCCCTGCTGAATGGTGCGCAGGTAGCTGGCAAGCTGTTCCGCTTGTCGCCGTGCTTCATGCTTCTCCCGCGTCAGTTCGTCGATGCGCTGCTGAAACCACGGCTTGCGCTTCGGTTCCTCTGGCGTCTCGGCCTGTTCTGCGGTGTCTGCCTGTTGCTCCTGCCCGGTGTCTGGAGCCGTATCGTTGGCGGGCTGAGGCACAGATTCGCCGGTATCCGGCGCGCCCTGCGTGGCGCTTTCCAGTGTTTCGCTCATGGGGTCCATGATGGTTGCGGCGCTTCACAGCGCGGCTAGTCGCCCGGATACCCTCCGGTGGGGTTAGGCACGTCAGGCGTTGTCCGGCACACCTAAGCTTGTGCGGACAAGCCGCGATTGCGTCTGCATATCGCGGAAAAACTGGCCCAGCACTGCAACTTGCTTAACAAGACGATCAATGTCTTCTTGTGTTGCAATTCGGGTTTGATCGGCGCCCATGTCATAAATGACAGGCGGCTTCCATCCAAGAATTTCGTCTGTCATGATTTACGGAATGCCCCCTTCGGCACCGCCAACTTGTTGAGCCGGTCCACAATCCCCGGCCCGTAATGCTTAATGGCCTTGGCGGTCAGGACGCCCTCGCCCTTGTCCATCGCCACGTAGCCGTCATCTGGCCCATGTGGGTCTGGCCCTTGCAGCCGGTTGGCCGTGACGATGCCGCCGCGATACATGCCGCCGCCTGCGCCATCCATGCCGCCAACGCCGCCGCCTGCGTCACCCCCCATCCCGGCGCCCATGTCGCCCATGCCGCCGCCCATACCGCCATCCTGCGCGCCAGCCCCTTGGCCGCCCGCGCCGGAGAGGTCGCCGGGGTTCTCCATAGTCGCGGTGTCCACAGCGCCAAGCGGGGCGGTTCCGTTCTGCGGCCCGCCAAACCCGCTAAAGCCCAGCGCGTTCATGAAGTCGCCAAACGTCGTGTTTCCCTGCGCGGGCGCCCCATACCCACCGCCGCCGCCCTCGGGCTGCGCAAAGCCCTGCGCCATACCCATAGGTTGCGGCGCCAACACGTTTGGCGTGGCAGGCTGCGGCGTAACAACCGCCGGCAAGTTCTCGTATTCCGGCGCGGCCTGAGTGCGAGGCGCCCGCGTTGGCGCGGTGCCGCTGTTCATCCATACCGGGTATTGGCGGCCGGCACGGGTCCGGTAGTCGTAGAAGCCGGTTGGTGCGCTAGCCATTCGGCATCCCCTCGGGCATCATCGGCGCAGGCTGCGGCAACATCGCCCGGTCCGCTGCTGCGTGCTGCGCCATGAGCGGCATAATCGCCTCGCCGAGCATCTGCGACACCATTTCACGAATAACCGGCTTCATCGCGTCAGGATCAATTCCGCCGATGGCGCGAAGCCGGTTCGTCTCCGCTTCGTAGTCCTTGCGCTGGATATCCGCCGCCTGATCGGCCAGCTTCGCTTCAAGTTCCGCGTTCTGCGCTTGCAACTGCTCAACGGCTTGGTTGGCCGTCTGCGAGATGGCCTGAAGCTGCTGCTGCATCTGCTGTTCCGCCGGAGACGGGCCGCCCTTGACCGCAGGCGGCAGCATTTTGCGCAACCGCTCGGCAAGTTTCTCGCTGCCGGGGAAGTCCGCGCTTTCCGCCCAAAGGTCGCCAACCACCTGCCATGCGCCTTGCTGCTGGCGGAGAATCTCACTGAAGGCGTTGAACGATTCCTGCCGTTGCGTGGCGTAGGACGGGCCAACGTCGCTGATGACGTCATATTTGCCGACAGACGGATTTAGAACCGCCGCCACCGTCTCGGCGTCAAAATCCTGTTCCGCCGGATCCGCGTGCATAACCGCCGGCTGCGGCGCGTTCGGGTCAACTTGCACCTTAAACCGCTTGTCATCGCGGCCCATTGCCTGCAACACGCGGGGCGTGTCGTAAACCTTTGGCACCAGGTCAAGCACGATCCGACCCAAGAACCGAATCATCACGGCCTGATGGTCGATAAAGTGATACGTCGCGTTGTCGCCCTGCCGCTGGCGCGCGTTGATGGCCCGGCCGCTAGTTTCATTGCTCGGCGCGCCCATGATCGCCTGATACTGGCCAGACACCAGCATCATCTCTTGCTGCGCTACCTGCATGCCCTCGATGTGGCCAGACGCGGCGGGGGGCGGCGCAATCCGCTGCGGCGGCGCAATGGGGTTGCCTGCCTCGTCAACGTCCTGCCAAATCAGGACGCTGGCGTTCTTAACGTTCGCCTCTGTCCACTGTTCCAGGTTGCCTTCCACAGCGCGCGCCGATGCCAGCCACGGGCTTTTGGTCTGAAGCGCCACAAACTCAACCGACCCGGAGGAGTTGTAATTATACATCTTCTGCGGATCGAGAAGCGCGCGCACATGGCCCTTGCGGTCCATCTGGCCTTGGATGACCGTCTCTTCGCCAACGAGCCGGGCGATCGGGATGTATTTGCCCAGCCACGGCCGCCGGTCAACAATCGTGTTGCCGATGACTTTACACCACTCCACCGCTTGGTTGACGATGGGGCGCTCGCGCAACTCGATGCCGGCGGCTTCGGCCTCAGTTTTCAACGCATTATAGGCACCCGGCGGCAATTCCGACTTGCGCAGCGTGTTGCCGTCTGGCAGCGCAATCAGCGTGTCTGCCGTCTCAGAACGATAGAAATACTCGCAGATGCGAACCTTTTCGTCGCCGCACCACGCATCCGACCCGCCTAGCGATTCCTCGGCAAACGCTTCCTTGTATCGCCGGTATTTGGCTTCAGCTTCCTTGCGCGGCAGATCTTCAAACACGAACCCAAAGCGCGCGTCAGACCCGTCGTATTCCTGAATGTCGGGGTCAAGGTAGATCGTCTGCGGGTCGGCTACGCGCTTGATGAAAATCTCTTGGTCGAAGCTGTCTTCATCGGCGTAATCGACATGCACCCGCGTGTAACCGATGCCGCCGAAAACCGCCGTATACATGGCGGCTTCATAGGCCAGCGTAGCGTTGGATCGGTATTCGATGCCCCGCACAAGGGCTTCATACAGCTCCGCCGCCTTCTCCGTCGCCTCGCCGCCAACCGGGCGGATTTGGATGCCCACCTTGTTCTGGCGCGCGTCGTTGATAATTTGGAGGCAATGCTGGCGCGTCTTGTTGACGGTCAGCATAGGCTTTTGCGATCCCGGCAGCGTGCGGGACTTCTGCACGTCATCGGGCCACTGCCACAGATTGCGCGCGTCGCCGTTGCCAAATTTCAGGTCATCGATGTAGTTCTGCCGGGCCGTGGCTTCCCAATCTTCGCAGGCCTTGAAGTTGGCCCGGATTTCCTCAAGAAGCTTGTCGTCTTTTAGGCCAGCCATGCGTTATTCCCCGACACGCGCGGGCGGAAGGTCGGTTTCATCGCTGGTGCCGCCTTCTTCTCTCGCAGCGCCACGGCCAGATACCGGAAGGCATCGGCCGCATGGCTTGCGTCATCGTGCAAAGGGTCTTTGGAGAACTGGCCCGTATCCGGATCCACGTCATATCGGTAGCGGCGCAGGTGGTTCAGCCCGTCCGTGCATTTGTCAGCGTCGAACCACACGTTGGGGAATAGGGACCGCGCCGCGTTGATGCCGTCCACAACCTTTGACTTCGGCGTGATCCTGACCGTTCGCCCGGCGGCCCGCATCTGCTGGGCTATCGTGCGCTCTGAGGCCAGCAACTCGTTGTTCGCGTCGTGCGGCAGCCAATCATCGCCATAGACGTAGGGCCGCCCCTGTAGCGTCTTGAGGTAATGGCCTAGCGCCTCGCCGCTGTTCTCGTAGAAGTCGATCACGCGGAACTCAAAACCTACGATCTGGGCAAACCAGATGCTAGTCTTGTCCGCCCGGCCCAAATCCCAAAACGTATGCACGGGCTTTGTCTGATCGTATGGAACGCGGCAGATGCGGTTTTCTTCGGTCGCCGCCCGGATTTCCTTGGCGTAGATCGCGCCGTCAAGAACCTGGCGACAATGGCCTTCGTAGATCGTCAGGTAAGCGTCGGGGTCCGTGGCCTTGAGGTGCGCCATCTCGGCGCGCAATTCCTCCGGGAACCACGGGTTATCGCGCCAGTCGATCTTGACCACATCGGCGCTTGGCGGAGCGTTCTTCACGAACCGCACGTAGGTTTCGTCTGTGTCAAGTTCAGGGTTGAACGTCACGATGATTTGAGAGCTGGGCTTGCGCACGGTCGGGATCAGTTTTTCCCACGACGCCTTAGAAACCGTCTGCGCTTCTTCAACCCAAACCCTATCCGCGCCTTCTAGTGATTTGATATTGTTGATGTTGTGACGAAGGCCCGCAAAGATGAATTGCGTGCCGTTCTCGCCCTTTATCGTCGTCTGCTGGATTTCGTAGAAGCCGGACAGCCCCAGCGCCGCAACCTGATCGGCCAGCAAGCGGTGAACACTGTCCGTGATGGATTTCTGAATCTCACGGGCACAGAGAACACGGAGAGGTTCCGCCGCCCCTTGCACCAGTAGCGCGCGGGCCACGCCCCATGATTTTGCGCCGCCGCGCCCGCCATAGAGAACCTTGTAGCGCCCCGGCTGGAAAAGGCATTCCAGCTTCTCCGGGAACTCAATCTGCGGCGCTTGGCTTGACAAATGCCACCATCAAACTTGTTGGCTTGCCATCGGTATCCGGCGGCCCGCTTAGCGACTGGTTCGGCTGGCCCCACAGTTCGACGCTGATCTGCTTGGCAGCCACGAGGCGCACGCGGTTGTCGGGGTCCACAAGCGCGGCGTCGTAAACGGCTTCCACCGCGTCCAGCTTCTCAGCCAGCTTCCGGCGGAACTGCTGGCGCAACTCGTGCCCCACGGACTTAGCCTCCGGTGCCGGTTGGTTCTCCGCCGAGAACGCGGGCCTAACGCCCCCAGCCTCGCCCCACAGGCCGGGACCGCCCGCCGGGATGCCAGAGGCCGGGATGCCGCTGGCCGGCTTCTCCACGTAGCCCTGCGCGGGGCGGTAGTTTGGGCCTTCCTTGGGCCAGGCCACGGTTAGGTGTAAGTGCCCAACCCAACGTTCGTGATCGTCACGGTCGGAACGTCAGCCGTCCCGCCATAGACCACCATGAAGTCGCGGAACGTGGTTGTCGCAACCGTCGCGGTGCCGGAGATCGTCACGCCCGTTCCGCCCGCAAGCGTCAGGGTGCCGGCGCCGGACTGCGCGATGCGCAGCCAATACACCCTGCCCGGATATGCCAGCGGGTCATCCGCATACATCTGGACGGCCGTGCGCGTGGTCTGCGTGCCAGGCGTGGTGGCAGCCGACACAAGCACAACCTGCGCCCCGCCCGTGATCGTGCCCTGCGGAATGGTGCCAGCCGTCACGCCAGCGGCGTATGCGGTCTGCTTGTAGTTGCACGCGGCCAGCACATCGGCCGAGTCCATCATCTCAACGCCAGTCGGCCAAAGATCGCTGGACATGGCCGTTACACCACGTAGTTCAGCACAGAGGCGCGCATACGCCATTTGCTATTCACGGTGTCCCAATCGCCGTAAACGATATCCATACGCGATGCCGTGGTCGTAAGCGTGGGCGCGGTGCCGCCCGACCACACGAAGCTGCCAGGCCACGTCACCAGACGCGAGCCGGTGCCGTCCTGGATCACGCGAATCTGAAGCTGCTGCTCCGGAACTTGGTTGATCGGCGCGCTCATGGTGCGCGATGCGCCGAGGGTCCACTGGAACACGCCACCGCTGGAACAGTCGAACACCTGGGTAGCGCCGTCCGTCACGATGGTGGCGGCGCCGAACTGGCCGATGGGATTGCCTGGCATGGGCGGGTTCCTTGCAAACGCAAAAACCCGCCGGGCTTGTGCCGGGCGGGCGGTGTAGTCAAATTGTGCAGCGTGCCTAGTCGCTAGCAGGTTCGGGACTGCGTGTCTATACCCATCACAGCCCATACTCCCCCACCAATCGCTCAAGTGCCGCCAACAACTGCCCGCGCGACGTGTGCCGCTGCCAACGCCGGACGGTATCGTATTCCGTCAACGGCAGACCCGCGATGACTACCCAATGCACGACGCCTTGCGCGGCTGCCGGGCCCATCGCCTGCACGCCCCTACGATGCCACTCCGCCGCGCTTATCGCCCGCTCCTGCGGCAGTAAAGACACGCCCAATCCATCGCCCCGCCGCGCCTCCTGCACCCGATCCACAGCCCACGGCATCGGCCCCATCCCGCGCCCGCTTTGGCAATGCTCCACAGCCTGCCGGTAGATCGCCGCAGCCGTCCGCATTTCGTCGGTGCAGTCCTCCACGCGGTTCAAAGGATCGGCCCGGCGCGCACGTCGCACGGTTGCGCGTGTGTTCGGTCCTGCGGCCACTTCCGTGATCTCGACCGGGACCGCGTAACGAAACTCGCCCGTTTCTGGGTTAACAATGACCGAACCGAAATCCGACGACGACGGCGCGGCTTGTGTCTTGTGGCGTTTGCTCATTGCGCTTGCTCCTTCGGCCACTCCCGCCACTGCTGGCACAGCAGCACCCGCACAGCCTGCGCGGCTTTCGTTGGCGACACCGGCACGCGGTATTCGCGGTTGGCGTCGCACGCCTCGGGGCGGATGCAGGGTTGGCCCTCGCAGCAGATGGCCACGGCTAGCGGGTCGATCATGTCACCCCTCCCCGACCACCCCGCCCAGGCACCCCCTGCGGCGGGGTTTTTTGTGTGCGGCGTAGAAGGCCGTAGAAGCCGCTACAGGC